TAAACTTTTTTGTAGTATTTATTATTAACTTTGACAAATACATTTACGATTAAATTTGGGTCAATATATTTCTTAACAAATTGTTTTAAACGCATTATTAATTATTTTCAATTAAAACTCGATAAATTATATTATCTCTTACAAGATTATATATAATATCAAAGTTTGTAATTTTCTCATCAAAGATACAAGTATCTTCAATATCTTTCATATTGGCTACGTATGTATCTCTTTCATATGGTAATTCAAATGTTTCTAAATCAAGCATTACCTTATCTTCGTTTGTAACGATCAACTTAAGAATTAAGTCGCTTTCGTTAACAACATATTGATATGACCCAGTATCCATCGTTGTGTACTTTGTATAATATGATTTAAAACTATGTTCAAAACCATATTTTTCAAGCAATTTAAGTTTATTCTCTTTAACTTTGTAAACTATCTTGCAACCCTTGCCATTTGCTTCTTTAATCCAATTTTTAAGAATTGGTTCGTAAGGTGAATTAACGTTTTTGGCTATTACATAGTAAAGCAGTTGCCTAGACATTCCTAATTTTTTTGCAAGTTGTGATTTTGTTTGTGGTGCAATTCCTAATTTTTTGTTTCTTTTAAAAACATTTTCCATTTGTTCTTTTTCTTGTTGTGTTAACATTTTTAATTTCCTTTCGTTTTCGCCATATTGTATTGTGCGGTTTCATAACTCAATTCACTTTGTAATTTTTGAATCATAATACCTAAATAGTAAGTACAATTTCTTAATGCATAATGTATTTCTGTTTGCTTACTACCTTCAAAATAATCTTCTAGCAAATCATCATTGTATAAATCGTTGCCTTTGATTTCTTCGTTTAATTGATTTATCTCAAATATTCTTGCTTTTAGATATTCAATTTTTTCTTTTCGTTCTTTAATGCTTATCATTCACTATTTACCTCTTTCTGTATGTCTCAAACACACACCACCATTTTACACCTTTTAAAAATATTTGTCAAGTACTTTGAATTAGTAAAATGAAATAAATTAAAAAAACACTATCAATTTGACAGTGTTTTTCTTTTGTTAGTTCCTAAAATGGCATATTGTCCATACCTACATCAAAACTTGTTGGGTCATCAACTTGTTCAACTGATGTATCTAAATTGTCTATATCTTGTTGTTTTTTCTCAAACTTTCTAGCTTCTATTGTAACAACTGTTTGTTTGTAAACTCTACCATTATATGTTGAACTATTTGAGGATATAGCCAAAATTTTATCAATTCTAATCACATCTTTTTCTCGTAAGTCCTCAATTGGGTTCTTAATAAATATTGTGTAATAGCCTAAATTAACATATTTCTTAAGCTCGTTATCATACTTTGTATCACTAAACGTAAAAAGTTGCCATTTGTAATTTTGTTTGCTTACACCTTGTCTCAACTTGTAAACTTGTATCAAATTACCAACTGATAAACCTTTATTTTTCTTAACCATTTTACTTTTCAACTCCTTCAGTTAAAATTTCTATTATTCTATCGGCACATTCGCTTTTTTTACAAAAGTCAAAAATTGCTCCATATTCATTTTGCATTGTTGTAAGTATCTTTGCAAGTTGTTTACCACTTGTTGGTGGTTGTTTTGGGTATGGTCTTCCTGTTCTTCTTGCTCGATTTCTTTGAATAGCCCACGTTTTAATTCGTGGATTTTCCCATTTGTTTAAATCTTCAATGCATTTAACATTTTCTTCATTTACGATTAATATATGTAAGTTTGCTCCCATTTCCTTTGCACCAATAAGTTCATTTCTAAATCTTACGTGTTGTTGGGTAACATTACCTACAATTTCTTGTATACAATATTTAGTGTCAATAAGCACTGACAAATTAGGTGGCATACAATAATCGCCATAAGTCATAGGTTTATCATCTTTAATCTTATAACCTCTTGTTTTAAATTCTTCTTTTAGCCAATCCCATTGCTTGCCTTTTTGTCTAGTATCACACCAAATAATGCGTTCTTTTAATTCCATAGTTAAAACCCCATATCTTCAAAATCTGCTTCATTAAATGTAAATGGGTCTTCCTCTATCATATCATCTTTTTGTTCTTTCATTTCGTTTGTAATTTTATACTTTGTCTTTAGTTCTGTAAAACACTTTTCTGAAATATCTTTAAGTTCAATTTTTTTAGTTTCTACAAACTCATCGACAATTTGTTTTGCTTGCCACATTTTTTGAATTATATCGCCTTTTTCAACCTCATAGTCAACATCAATTTTTCTTATGTTTTTAAGCGTTGTTGGTTTTAAGCCTCTAAAAATCTCATCTTCAGTTTGTTCATCAAAGAAAATCCAAACCATTTTGAAAGTATTATAACCTCTTAAATATGCGTAAAGCATTCCCTGATAAACTTCATCTAAAGGTTTGCTTTGTTCAATAAATGGTAAACTTTTCATTGATTTGCTTTTAACTTCAACTAATGTTTGCTCGCTTGGTATCTCAATATCTATTAATCCACCAAAATCTTTAGATTCAGAAAAATTATTATATTTTATAACTTTTGGGTCATATGTAACACATTGATGTCCTTCTTTTTCAAGCCAAATTTTAACAATTTCTTCAGCTACATTACCACGCTTTAAATATTTTGGGTCTACCTCGTTTTTAAGTATTTTAAACATATGCAATAAAGCATCACCTTTTAGAGTAAATTTGTTTAACCCTATTAATTCAACAAAAGGATGACCTGTAATTATCTTTGGTTCAATCTTAACATTATCAGTAGGTTCAAAAATAACATAACCATCTTCAATTTTCATATTTACTTCTCCTTTGCAAAAGTAGTATGTATTCCAAAAATGCGTTCAAATTCTTCACAAGTTTTTTTATGACTAATCAAAAATTCACTAGCGTGTAATAAAACAATTTCTTTGCATTTCGATAAATCCATCATTTTTAAATGCTTAATGCAATTTGCTTTTGACATATGCGTTGATATTTGCCTTATATATTTTTTTCTTTTATCATCTTCAACACCGCTATCTAAAATGCTTTGTACTTCTTTATCATCATAATTACATTCAATGTAAACTTTATCAAATTTAAAATTAGATACGTTTTGCTCCATTAATGAAAAATCAGTGCCAAAAAATATGCAACTATTTTTATCTAAAAAAACATAAGCATAATTGTCTACCATTCCGTGATTCACTAAAATTGGTATTATTTTTATTGTATTAATTTTAAAAGGTTTTTTAGGTTCTACATATTTTATATTCTTGTAATGATTATATACATTTATATTTGAATATACATCTACGTATTGACTTACATAATCAATGCTCATCGCATGATCATTGTGAATGTGGGTAACAAGGCATCCATCCACATCTAAAAGAGTGATGCCTTGCTCCACTAATAATTTGCGTATATTTTTTTCGTTCAAGCCACATTCTAACAAAATATTAGTATTTTCGTTTTTAACTAAATACATATTGCCCTTGCTAGAAGAGGCGAACGCATAAATATCAAGCATTTTAATTTTCATCCTCGTACGCAACGTCTATTACATCTTCAGTTGCAACCTTTTTATCAATTTCTTCATTAACTTTGTCAACATTGTCATATTTTGTTTCTTTGTTAAAATCCATTTCTTCACTTTCCTCAAGAATTTTTAAGTCGCCACCTTTAATAACATCTTCAGGGTATTTCATAAATGGTCTAATTCGTTCGCTATTAAACATTTCCCAAGTAACAGTCTTTTTAGCCATTTTAACAGAGTCTGCATTCCAAACAGCTTTATCTCGTGATGAACTAGCATTATAAGCTCTTTCAATTCTGTTACGATCAATTTCAACATAAATTTGTGTTAATTCAAAAGGCTTTTTAGGGTCTAAACAACAATAAGCAATTTTATAAGCACCAATAATATTTTCGTATTTATTTCTGTCAATATCTTTGTTTCGCTTATGTGAAACAATAGTTGTTAAACCAGTTTTAAAATCTTCCTCTATTTCTATTTCATCACCAATACAAATTACTTCAGTTTTAAAATCAACAATATGACCAAATCTTGGGCTTTCATAATACATAACCATTAATTTTTCGCATGCTTGATATTGTAATTTAATAAATATATCTTTTTTAGATTTATACTTATTATTACGAATATCTACATATATTTTATCTTCACTTGTTATACCAAGTTTACACAAGTGTTTTACTTGTTCTGCATAGCCACAACCTCGTAAATCAATATCATTCCAAGTTGTTCCATCGCCAATTGTGACAATAGCTCTATTTGTTAGAGTGATTATATTTATTGCAGAAGTCTTTTCTCTTTCAGTTAATACTTCACCACCAACAGCTGCATAATTAACAACCATATTTAAAACGTATTCGGTCATTGAAATAGGTTGCTTTTTAACTTCTTGAATAGTATTTTCCATATTAATTATTCTCCTTTTACTTCAATTTCTTTATTATCTGTAACTTTTGTACAGATTATTTGTGAATTAGTTTTGCCTAAAATGGTTTTAAATGTTTCTTTATCAATATCTGCAAATTTGTCAAAAATAATTGGCAAATCTTCAACACCTAAATGTTTTTTGATATTTTCAATAATTTCAATTCCTAAAAGGTATTTAAAACCATCATTAACACCAGTAAATTCGACACCATTTAATTTTGTATAGCAAACATCTTTAAAACTACCTGTGTTTTCGTTTTCTTCAATTAGTTCAATATCGATTTGTGGGAATACTTCTTTTACTTTGCTAACAAGATTATTTAGTTTAGTTGCTTTAAAATCTTTGATTAAGTCAATGTTTGATTCACAAACGTATTTTTGTTGTTTGCAATCTTTTAATTGTTGCTTTAATTCTTCAAGTTCTTTGCTTGCTTGAATACTAACCGCTAATTTTTCCATTTGAGTTGAAATTTCGCCAATTTTCGCATTTTTATTACTATTGAATGTATTTATTGCTAATTGATATTCATCCTCTAATTTAGCCTTTTCTTGACTTAATTTTTTTGCTTCTTCGTTGTTCTCTTTTTGAACGCTTAATTCTTCTAAACGTGTTGTCAATTCAACATATTCTTTTGAAGTCTTTTCAAATTCTTTGTCGTAAATCTCAATCTTTTCTTCATATGAACTAATCATTACTTTTGAACCAGAGATACCTTGTTTTGCACCCTCAATTTGTGCTTTTAAAATTTCGACTTCTTTTTCAATATTTTCTTTGAATGCTGTTTCTTCATCTTTATTGATAACACCACCACAATAAGGGCAAACCTTTTCAGTAAACTTTTCTTTTTGTTTTTCTTCGATTAAACTAGTGTATTCTTCTTGCTCTTCAGTTAATTGTTGAATGTAGCGTTTGCTATCTTCAATATTACTCTTCATATTGTCGATTTGATATTTCAACTCGTTACCTTTTTTGATTAAAGTATTAATTTGTTGGTTAACATTGACAATTTCAAGTAATACGTTTTGTTGACTTTGTGATATTCTTGTGTCTAAATCTTTAATCTTTGCTTGATAGTTTTGATTATCAAAAGTTGAATTTAATAACTCTTTTCTTTCTTGATTTAACTTTTCGTATGCTTCAATATCTTCAGGTTTTACTAGTTCTTGCTTTTTAACAATTTTTGTTTGAATTTCTTCAATTTTTGCATCAGCTTGCTTAATAATAGTATTATATTTATTTAATAATTTACCATATTCATACTTTAATACTTGCATATCAGTTCTAACTGGTGCATATTTTTGCTCTGAAATTAACTCATCATCGCTCTTAATTTTGATACATTTTTCGATAAATTTTCTTGCTACTTTATAATCAATATTCCCAAAATAATCATAGTCAATTAAGAAACGTAAGAAATTAAAGTCTTTTACTTCAAGGTTTCGATCATATTTGATTTTATCACGTATGAAAGAAAAATATTCTTCTTTTTTGAATTTCGCACCATTAATGAAAAAGTTGTTATCAGTTCTTGAGTATTTTACGTTACCATCTTTGTCCTCAACCCAAATATCTTTATATTTTCTTTCTAACACCAAATTGTTATCAAACGTGATTTTTACACCTATTGGCAGTCTTAAATCATTCTTGTTTCGATTATCTGGATCGCTTTTACCATAAACAATAGTTTCACCGCAAAGCACCCATAAAACACTATCGATAAGTGTTGTTTTGCCTAAACCATTCGCACCTACAAAAACGTTGTACTTTGGTTTCAAATAAAAAGTTTTGTTGCTAACATTTCTAAAATTTTCAATCACAATTTCAGTTATTCTCATTTTACATAACTCTCCCTTTCTTCTTGAATTTTTGTGTTGATTTTGTGCCAAACATTGTAAACAATATCAATGGCAGTTTCTTTGCGTGCATTTCTAATCGTACAAACATATCGCATTTGCCTTTGCACACTAAAGTCTTTAATACCATACTTATAAGCAATAAATGGCGTTAATTCGGCAATCGTTGTTCGTGAATATTTACGCTTGATTAACGCTAAAGTTATAATATCACTAACATATTTAAAGCCTTTTAATCGACAGTCTAGCCCTAATTTCATTAGTTCATTGTTAACCATACCTTGCAAAGTTTTGTTGCGTTCCAAAGCCATAAATTCTTCACTAAATCTTGATTGGTTTTGCATTTGCTTTTTCTCCTTTCTGTGCTTACCACACGCTAATATTATACCACAAAGACATAAAAAAGACAAGAAAAAGACAATAAAAAAGGCAGTATTTTTGAAAATACCACCTCAAATTTTAATACTTTATTACCCAAAAATCGGTAACAATCTCGTTAGAACAATCCCATATATCGTAAATCGTTCCTTTTACACTTGTAGTTAAATGACCCTCAATCCTTAATAAAAGAATTTCGTTACAAAACTTATCGGCTATTTCTTCAACTGTTCTATTATTACCATAGTAATGTGGTAATTCAAGATCAATATCTAGCAATTTTTCATAACAACACACACATAAATCATCACATCTATATTGTATTGCATTTTGATGTAATAATTTAACTACATCATAATAATTTATATTTAATGCCGTTGAAATAGCTCTTATAACACAATCTGGTATTTTATACCCATTTGGATTCCTATTAAAGTATTTGTAAGCCATTTAAACCACCTCTTTAATCTTCTTCACCCATTACAATGTCATACATATAAATGCATACTTTTTCGCTTGGGCTAACTTCGATGTCATCATCTTCCAACCACTTTTTAGCCATTGCAACATAAGTGTAATAATCATTTGCGATTTCAGGATAATCACTAATATGCATTAGATAAATTGTGTAAAATTCTTCTTCATCATATTTGTCAAAAGATACACCCATTTTCTTTGCTTGCTCGATTATTTCTTCTTTTGGAATGTTGAATCTATCTTTTCGTTTTAACTTATCAGCCCATTTGCGTAAGTCTTTACGATATTCACCCATTAAGTCTTCGGTTGCATAATCATCCATATATCGACCACGTTGTCTAGTGTATTCACCGCCCATATCATATGGCGTATAGTATCGTTCGGCATCATATCTGCTATCATATCTATAATCTCGTTCTGGATAAGCATAATCGTAACCCATTGATCTATCTCTACGTGATTTTGAACTGACAACATAGCCACCTCTACTTCCGTATGGGTTTCTTCCATCTCTACGTGTTCTTCTTTCTAACATATCTCGCATTCTTGTTCTCATATTAGCCAGCCACCTTATCTACATTAAATAATACATTTGTGTATGAACCTTCTACACCACTACCAACTAAAGTAAGTGTTTTTGGTGCAACTGTCCAATTACCTAAAACACATTCATTATCTACTTTAATGTAATAATCTATTACTAAAGTTCTTAATTCTGTATTAGCAGTTGTAATTGTGCTTGATGAAATAGCACCTGGAATTGCTACACCATTTTCATATAATTGTGCAGTTAGTACGCCAGCTGCAGTTCCAGATCCTACCGCTGTTGCAGTAATATGATAAAAGCCAGTGCCATTTAGTGTTACGCTACTTCCATTCGTTACATATGTTGGTAAACCGCTTCTTGTTCTTTTACAATTTTTACGATAAACAGTACCTAAATTAATTAACCCATTAATGGGGACAGTTTGAGTTGTTGTGTTTTTTAAACCTAAAATTAAAGCCATTTTAAACTCCTTTTTAATAATTTTAATTTGATAATAAAAAGGCATAGGAAGATTATTCTCTATGCCTTTGAAAGTAGGATATTTTAATCTCCTTTAAACACTAATAATTAATTAGCAATTTTCATAAATTAAATTACTGAACCACAAGTTCCTGTTCCACAAGTTCCCGTATAAGTTTGATAAGGGTTGCAAGTTATATAAGCAGGAATAGGACATGGTTTAAGTTGATTTACAAGATAAGCATTTTGAGCTTCTTGACTTGCTTTCAATCTTAAAGCATTAATTTCATTTTGTTGAGCAGCTATTTGAGCGTTCTTATCTTCAATTCTGTTGGCTGTAATTTCATCACGAATGCTTCTGAAACCATCGCATAATGATTTTTCAATTGCGTTAGTTTGCATTGCCATGTTGTAGTTTACACCTTGAATTAAAGACTGAGTGCGACAGCAACAATCGGCTAATTGTGAACTTAAACTTTGAATTGCGTTTCTTGTTTCATAGCCGTTTGTCATAACACTTTGAGTTATTCCTGCAAAGCCATTTAACATTCCAGTATTCATTGCATAGAAGCCATCACAAATTCCGCTGTTAACACCATCGATTTTTCTTTCGATATTTGAGAAGTCACTAGCTAAAATGTAACCATCAGTTACACCTCCACTATTTCTTCCGTTGTTACCCCAACCATTGTTGCCCCATCCGAAAATCATTGCAAATAAGATAATAGCCCACCAGCCATCACCACCAAAGAAACCAGAATTAGCATTTCCATTTGTTGTTCCAACGTATGGAACATCACCTTCTACATACATTAAAATATTTCTCCTTTCGTAAAATGTTTATATATATAAATACTCTTAATTTAACACCAATATAAACAATAATTTAGTCGACAATCATTACTGAAGATTTTGGTATTAGCAAAAAAGTAGTTATACCAAAATTAAAATTTTCCACCCATTTTTCTAAAAGCATTTGCAACTTGGTTTATATCAATGTTGTTTTGCCTTGCGTATTGCATTGCAAATTGTTGTGGTGTCATTCCACTTTGTTGCATTTGATTTAGTATTGCTTGAACGTTAGGATTTTGTTGTGCAAGCATTTGAACTACTTGATTTGGGTTATTACTCATAGATAACATTTGTAACATTTGTTGCATAGGGTTATTATTATTCATTATTGATTACCTCTATTTTGTTGTTTTGAGCCTGAAAATTGGCGATTATCAAGTTTTTTTATAATGTTTGATAAATTATCAACACTTTGCTTTAAAAGTTCAAAATCGCTTGTTTTTACGTATTCATTTTTTGGCTCTTCTTGAACCACTTTTTTGTATACATCCATTTCATAACGACCTTGATTGTTTATTCGTTTGTAATAAAGCATATTTGCGTTTTTATCTTCTAAATAAGCACTTTGATTAGGTGCTAAAATGTAGGCTTTTGCATCTTCCATACTTGTTACTTCAGAGTACAACGCATACTTTGTTCCTTGTGAGACTGGTTGTTGTTGATAATTGTTATAACTAGGTTGTTGATACATTGGCTGTTGTTGATAGCCACCATACATATTGTTATAGTTCATCATATTTTTTACCTCTTTTCAAAATATCGTGGCAAGTGTAAACGAATAGAATCATAGGCAAACAAAATAAATTATA